CGAACACGCAAACGGATACTTCGCACCCGGTGATCCCGCCTACGACCCCACTCGGGTTGTTGTCCAACCAGGCAAAGAGACATACCTCGCCGACCTCGCCGGCACGCTCGGCCAGCCCCCAGCACACCATGCGTCGGAGAAAGAAATCGACAAGGCCATCAGTAAGTATTCCAGAGGCCTGGGCCTCCGACACATTTTGGACGACCGGAGATGGGAAACGCCTGGAGCAGTCAAGACGAACGGAACCGCCACGGCAGGGATGGTCCTCGGAAGCGTGGGATACACCCGTGGGCAGTGTGCGCACGCCATTGACAAGTTGGGAGGACATGTCGCAAGTCTAAGTAAGAAAGGGGTACTTCCGGGGGCTGGGTTGTGGCAGTTGGGTGGCAGGGGCAAGCGGACGACGCCGGAGCTGGGTGTTGACTTAAGGTCGCGTGCAGTCATCTTCGATGACGGCATTAACGCAAACGTGTCGTCCCAGATCTCGCAAGGGGTGGGTGTTGCTATTAAGGAGAGTGGTGGTGCAATTAAGATCGGGCATCGTGCCCTTAGCGGTGCAAAGTCTGACGCCCGGGCGAGCGAAATGAATGATGTTGAGTTCGAGATAGACCATAAGCGCTTTGGCTTCCGTTTATCTGAGCCTTTGCTCGTCACCGCGTTTGGCATGATCCGTGCGCTGCTGCCACCAGGGAATGAATGGGACTATAGGTTACTGCATGAAATGGCACATTGTATAATTAAGACTATCATCTTACCCGGCGGTTGGATTTACCGATGCACCTTTGGCAACTGGTCAGGACCTTGGACTAGCATCCTCGACTCCTTTTGCAACTGGATCGCAGTGGTCTCCACACTACGCCACCTCAACTTCTCCCCTCAAGACATCGACCTGTGGATTTATGGAGATGACACGCTCATCGGCTTCAGGAACGGATGCCTTCCGAAAGGACTCACCCCACCAGACATTCAAAACCGCCTTGACAAGCGCTTCGGCATTTGGGCGGGTGATTGGAACGTCGGTAAGCTGTCATCGTACGGCAGCGAAAACGGCGCGACATTCCTTGGTTGCTGGAACAAGGACGGGTACCATGGAAGGCCCTTAAGCAAGTGGGTGGACATCTCCACACTTCCAGAGAAGCAGCGAAACGGCTATAAATTTCAAATGAAGCGAATGCATTACCTGACCCACGCAGCCGTTTGCACAAAAGATAACGAACAATACTTCACGGACTACTTCATGTGGCTTAACAGCCGTGTTCCGACGCCCCTAGCACAACAACCCGAGCTCCTGAGACAATCCCTCAGGCATACCTTTACCAAAGCCCATGCGAACTTTTCGTCTGGCGCTACGGACTGGCGGGAGTGGGAGGTAGGTGCAAAGCGAACACTGGCTGAGCTGAAGCAGCCGTGCCGGAAATACCAGCGCCAGCTTCTCGCGCGTGAAATCTCCGGCCGATTCACTGTCCCGAAAGAAATGCGTAAGACAGCA